GGCGATGGCGCGCGGGGCCATCCGGAATAGAACCAACGCGCCGGGGCTGACGTCCGCCGTCGCAATCGGGGTCAGCATTGAGGAAGCCCCATTCGCCAGAACCTCATGCGGCCCGGTTTCGCCCCAATCGCGGCTGTAGGGTGGAATGGGAAACGGCTCGTCGCCGACCACCTCGCGCCACACGCCGCGCGCGAGACCAAGGCAATCGCAGCCGACGCCGCGCAGGCTAGCTTGGTCATGGTAGGGGGTGCCAAGCCAGCGGCGAGCGGTGGCGACGACAAGGGCGGGATCGGCGGTCATCATAATACGCCACCTTCATGGCCGCCGTCCTGGCTGGCATAACGCAGCACGGCGTCCTGGCCGGGAATGTTGGGAAAGCCCCGGAAGTTGGCGGTGTTGGCGAACTTCGTCCCGCAGGCCGCGATGCGCTTGTCGCAGCCAGCCCGGGCGATGAAACCGTCACCCTCGGCGATGGCGCGCACGGGTGCTTCCAAGAGGGTCAGGGTCGCGATGGTATCGGCCAAGCCATGAGACAGAACCTCGGTGACGCGCCCTGCATTTGCACCGCTGGTCCAGGTGATTGTGCCGGATGTATACCATCCTGCGTTAAAACCAGACAGCCCTGAAGCCAGGAACGCCCGGTCGCGCAAGAGATCGGTGACGACGCCCGCGCCCTTGTAAACGGCATTCTCCAGATCAATTCCGCAGCGCGCATCGCCCAAGCGGGCGTCGCACCCCGCCTGAAACGTCCGCCCGACGGTCTGGCCAAGAACATGCGCAAGGCTGCGCACCTCGGCCACAAAGGCCATGCGACCGCGCCGAATTTGCCCCACTGCGCCCCGACGCAACAGCACGCGCTGGCTAGCATTGGCCCAGTTCACCCGCCAAAGCTCGACTGCCGCATTGTCCCAGCGGCCGTCGACGATGTCGGTCTCGGTGATCCGGTCCGAGGTCAGCACGCCGCTTGCGTCCTGCGCATCGACGGCCAGGTCGGATCCAGATCTGATTTCGGAAGCCGCAAACCCGCTCTCTGGCTCAAAGTCTGTGCCATCGAAACTGAGGGCGCGATCATGATCGGTGAAGCCCAGCGCCACGCCGTCCGCCCGTGAAATTCGCCAGCACCAAGACAAGGTGGTGGTGCCATCATCGAGGTGGGCCTGCAGCGCAGGGGAGAGGGTTTTCATTTGCGGATCTCCAAGAGCGGGATGGAGGTGATCGATCCTAGCCGTTCAATGTCGAGCGTGACGTCAAGCACGTCCGTGTCGAAGCGCACCGGCACATCGAATTCAAAGCCAGCGCGCACGACAACGCCGTTTCCGGGTGCGATGGTGAAGGTGACTACGCCGGTAGTGGTATCGAAGGTCCATCCGGACATCTGCTCCACCATGCCCAGCGCGACGCGAACCGTGCCTGCCACCGGCTTGGCAATCGTCCGCGTCCAGCTTTGCGCCCCGGAGACGTAGCGTTTGGCCAGTTGGAAGGTTTTCAGGATGCCAGTTCCGGTCGCGATCTGTTGGTCGGTCGCGGTGATCGCCTGCGACGGCAGACCGGACTTGTAGTCGGCCCAATCCTTGTAGCGAAACCCATGCAGGCGACCATTGCGGGCTTCGAAGAACGCCACGACTGCTGCCAGATCGTCAGCACGCCGAATGCCATACGCCACGTCATAGCGACGACGGGAGCTGGCCCAGCTGGCATTGCGCTCCTCGTAGCCCGAAGCCAACTCCACGATTTGGGTGCGCCGTTCAGGGCCGCCCCGCGCCCCGCGGCTGATGTTGTCGGGGAAGCGCACTTCATGAAACGCCATCACATGCCCCTCCGGCCGAGGGACACGGCCCGGGCGATATCGGCTGCAACCTGCGTGCGCGATTGCCGGAAGCTTTCGGCGTCGCGCGACATGATTGTCACTGAGATATTTGGCGCAGAGGACGGGCCTTGGCCGTAGCCAGCTGCCTCCCGCCGCGACAACACCCGCTCACCGCGTTGCAGGATTGCCGGAACCTCGTCCGGTTTCAGCCCTGCCCAGCCGCCCGCATGCATGCGGGCGGCACCGGCAAAAGCCAGTGCTGGAACCATCCGGCCTGGTCCGGGTGATCCGACCACACCACCGGCATGCAAAATATTGGCGAACAACCCACCCGCTCCGCCCAGCGCCCCCGAGAGCGCATTGGCAATTGGGCCAAGGATGAATCGCCGCGCTGCGAGTTTGGCCAGATCGGCAATCATTGAGGTGACCAAATCCCGGAAATCCAGCTTGCCAGTTTTGACGAACTCGCCCACCGCGTTTTCGGCCGAGGTGAAGGCGGAGACCAGCGCATTGCCGATGTCGCCGCCGATGTCGCGGGCTTTGGCGGCATAATCGGCGAGGATCGCAACTGCTGCTTCCCATCCGGTCTTGGCCACTTCCGCACCTGCTGCTGCTGCGGCACCCGCCCCACCGGCGGCCCGCCCGGCCTCTGTCACAGACTCATCCAGCCGGTCGGCAGCATCCGTGGCTCCGTTCAGCGCCGCTTCGCCCTCTGTGCCTGCGCCCGCAACAGCGTCTTTCAGAGCCTGCCAGCTTTGCATCGGGCGCGCCGCCGCATCGGCCAGCATGCCGGAAGCCTCATTGTACGCCCCGGCTCGGAATGTTGCATCTTCGGCCATCCCTGTCAGGCCAAGGTCGGGCGTGGTCACATAGGTCTGTGCCATCGCGCCCGAGAAAGCTTCGGCGGCGGCGGTCCCGGCCGCTGCGGCCGATCCCGCGAAGGGGTTGTCGATCCGGCCCAGTGCCACAGGATCCAGCGTGCCGATCCGCACCCCACCTTCGCCGACGGCCCAATCGGGCAGCAGGTCCAGCGCGCCATTCAAGGCGTTGATGAAATTGTTGATGCGGGTCACGACGCCATTCAGCATTGCCTCGACGCCACCGATCAGACCGTTTGCGGCCTGAAACGCGAAATCGCCGATGGCCGATGGCAGTTGGCCCCAGATCGCCTTCACGGCGTCATAGGCGCCATTGAAGATGCCCGCCGCCGAATTGCCGAAACCGGCCACCGCTTCAACAGAGGACTGCATCGCGTTAATAACAGTCGCCTGCAGCCCCGCCCAGCTCGCCTCGATCCTTGACCAGGCCGAAGCCGCACCCAGACCAATTCGGTCCCAGACCTCGAGAGCCAGATCCTTCAACATGCCAATCGCGGCCCCAAACCCGCCTGCGCCCGCGACGAGCCGGGTGAATTGAAACACCAACTCACCCGCGCCGACGATCAGCGCGCCGATGCCGGTGCGGATCAGAGCGCCGCGCAGGATGATGAGGCCGGTGGCAAGGCCGCGAACGGACAGGGCCGCCGCTGCCAGTCCTGCCACCCAGCGCCCGGCCATGAGGGCTGCGAAGGTTGCCGCATAAGTGGTAAGGCGACCAATGTTGTCGAAAAGGGCGTTGATCGCGATGCCAATGGGCCCCGTGCTGCGCGCCATATTTGCCAGTGCATTCGCCACCGTTTCCAGCGCTGGGGCGACAGCAACCGTCAGTCGATTGACAAGGCCGGTCCATATCAGGCTGAGACGCGCGATGGCGTCACCCGTGCGCTCGATCTGGGCCGCATCACTGGCACTGACCGCCACACCGAAATCGCGCACATCTTGTGCTGCTTCCCTTAGCGTGGCGGAATCGATGCGGAGGAAAGCCAGTGCCGCCTTATCGCCGAAGAGATCAGAGGCGACAGCAGCACGTTCGGCTTTGGGAACAAACTGGTTCAGTGCTTCCTGAATGGCGATAATGCGTTGGTCCAAGGGCAGGGCCTGCAATTGCGCCGCCGTCAGGTTCAAGCGCTGTAGCGCACCAACAGCGGATCCTGATCCGGTCGCTGCTTCCGACAGCCGGGTGGTCAGCTTCTTCGTGGCCTGCTCGATCTCGCCCATCGACACGCCCGCGAGCTCCCCGGCCCATGTCAGGGTCTGCACACTTTCGACCGTGGTCTGCATCGATTGCGCGAGCTTCGCCTGCGCGTCGACGTTCGCGAGCCCCGAGCGGATCATCGCAACGCCCGCCGCGACGGCGGCGACAGTTACTGCCGCCAGTGCAATCCCG